TTCGAGAGACACATTCATGAGGCGTTCAGCGGCGGGTGCCAGCCGTTCCTTGTACGCCTGCATGTACCGGGGGAAGGCAGTCGATGTGCCGTGGGGGTCGAGATAGAAGCGCCACCCCGTCTTACGCAGCGTCCCGATTCGGCCTTGAGTGAGTCGGACCCATACGCGCCGGGCCCGCTCGAGGTCATCGAGCCCATCGCGATCGGACGCCCGTTCCATCTCGGACCGAGAGTGCGGCGTCAGCTGACACACGTGCACTAGCTCGTCGGTGCGGTCGCGGAGTACTTCCCAGAACGTCATCAGGTCGCGGGACAGGTCGTTGACGACTTCCATCCGTTCGACCGGCTTGGCGAGAAGCACCGCGAGGCTGCCACCGAACGGCTCGATGTAGCCGTCGTGGTCCGGGAACAGGGAGATGATCTCGTCTGCCGTGTTGACCTTGGCGCCGTAGTAGGCGAGAGGGGGCATCATCGGGTACTCCGGGGATAGGTGTTCACGGGCTCGTCGACGCGCACTGTGTGCGCACGCTGCTCGGGACCCTGGGCGATGACGAGCGTCCGCGTCGCCGGCATGCCCTGCTGGCCGGGAGCGCCGGGGCGGATGCCGGTCAAGACGCCGCCGATCGCGAGCTGCGACGGCTCGGCGTGCTGCTCGCGAGTCGACGGGCGACCCGGGATCTCGATCCACTGGCCGTAGTGACGGAGCGTGAGCAGTCGACACACGGTCTGGTTCACCTGCGGAGCCGCGGCCTCGACCATGGGTGCCGGGCGCAGCGCCTCCGCGATCTGCTCGAGCGCGTTCACCACCCCGTCGAGCAGGGGCCCGCCGGCCTGCGGCGAGCGCTGTCTGTTCCGGCTCATGCTTCGGGGGTCAGCAGATCGAGGGCGGTCTGGATGGCTTCGCGTTGGTCGTCGGCGGACCACGGGTAGGCGGGATCGACGTTGGTGAGGGTGCGCTCGAGGTAGGTGCGTGCGTTGTCGATGCGCGCCTCGGCGGACTGTCGGGCTTGGTGCGGGGTCAGGCCGGATGCGAGCTGCAGGGTGAGGACGAAGGGCATCTCGCCCTCCTGCGAGCGCAGTTGCATCTCGACGTAGTTGGTCGCTTTGATGGCGTCGAAATACTGGGCCATGATCGCGCCGAGCATGGCGATGCGGTACTGCTGGTCCTCGATCGTCATGGTGATCTTGCCGTCGACGTAGTCCTGGTAGATGACGCGCATCTCGTCGTCGGTCGAGCGGGGTGGGCGCTTCCCTGTGGTGCGGCGGGGACCGAACCCGTCGGCGGGTGCGTTGATCTGCATCGACTGGCCCTTGAACTCGAGCATCGTCTCGCCGGTGCCGTAGACGCGCTCGACGCAGTCCGTGATCATGGCCATCGCTGACGCTGGGATGGGGAGCGCGAATACGGCGACGCCCTGGCCGGGGTCGATCTCGGTCGCGCTCATGCGGTCGCCTCACCCTCGGGCTCGATCGGCTCGGTGCAGTTCGCGCACTCAGACTCACGCAGCGGGATTGTTGTCACGACGCCGTGGGTGCCATGCGAGTAGTGGTCGTGGCCGATCGGCTCGGGACCGCACGGGTACGGCTTGATGGCGTACGGGTCGACGCCGTAGTGCTCGGCACGCTCCCACGCCAGCTCACCGGACTCGTCTGTCGCCTGACCCGCAGCCCAACCCCACGCGGCGTCACCGGTCAGACCCTGCGCCATAGCGTCAGCCATGAAGGCGAGGCGGCGGGCATCGATGAGCCGCATGGTCCTGTCCGACGCCTCGCGGGCGGTCTCCTGGCTGTCGAGCAGCTTGAACCAGCCAGTGCCCTCCACCTCGAGCCCCATCGCCCGGGCGTAGAGCCGCGGCACCTCGACGTCGAGAGAGCGGACCTCCCATTCTCCGCCGGCGGGGTAGATCTCGTGGGCGTAGCGGCGCTTCGTGCGTCGGGCGGCGCTGATCGTCTCGGTCATGCTGTGGCTCCTTCTGCGAGGGCGGGCGTGGTTCGGGTGCTGGCGACGAGGCTGCGGACGGCGTTGACAGCCGCTCGCGCCTCTGCGCTGGTGAGGGCGGCGTGCACGGCTCGTGCGGCCTCGATGCCGGCCGTGACGGTGTGACTCGTGATCTTCATGGGCGGGTACCTCTCGTGGATGCGATGCGGGCGCGCTCGGCGTTGTCGATCGCGCGGCGGTTGGTCAGGTCTGGCAGCGAGCCGGGGGCCTCTGTGCGGCGGAGGCGGGAGACGAGTTCGGCGTGCGACTCCCCCGAGTGCGACACGCGCTCGGCCTCGAGGCGGTCGAGCATGTCCGAAGTGACGGCGTGCTCGAACAGGACGCCCATCAGTCGGCGTCCTTGAACGCGTAGTCCTTGCCCTGCCCGTGGTGGCGGGCCTGCTCGACCGACGCCGCGTACGGGGTGTATGGCACGCCGGTTGCCGGGGTGAGCCCGGCCTGTGCGAGCTCGGCGGCGTAGGCGGCCTCGAACTCAGCGACCGCTGCGGGGTCGTTCGCCCGACCGATGAGCAGGTCCATGACGGGCCGGGAAGGTGCGGGGTGCCACGGCTTCGAGCCGTACGGGTCGTAGGCCATCAGTTCGCCTCCGCATCGAGGAACTTCTGCCACTCGGCCCAGTCGTTCTTGATCGAGCTGATGACGAACCCAGTCGGCGAGTTCGGGGTGCCAGCGGCACGGCCGAGGATCGTCGAGACGACCCGGACGACGTCAGTCGGCGGGAAGATGCGACCTGCGTGGCGGCCAAGGGCGGTCCTGACCTTGGTGAAGTCCACGCCAAGATTCGACAGCTGCCTCGAACACAGCTCCTCGACAGATTCCTCATCCGTCACGGCTCGCGCTTCAGTCTCTGGGACTGGAGGTATCTCGGTAACTGGTTCTACTGGGGATGGGACTGGGGATGGGGGAGGCGTTACTGACGCGTCGCTAACGCCGTTGTCACGCTGCGTGTTACGCGTTACGTCGCCGTTCTGTGATGCGGCACGGCTCTCGCGCCAGCGCTTCTGCCGGTCGGCGTTCGCCTGGCGGCGGCGCTTCTCCTCGGCCTCGTCGAGGTTGCCGGCCTGCTGCAGCCAGTCGTGGAACGCGTAACCAGTGGGGGTCTTCTCCCAGAGGCCGGCCTTCACGAGGGCGTTCGCCTGGCCGGTCGTGCCGAGCGATGCGACGACCTCGCGCGGCACGGCGCCGCCGGTGGCGTGGCTCTTGCACCAGGCGCCAGCACGCGTCCAGAGGCCGATGGCGGCGTTGCCAGCGAGGAGGGCTTTGGGATGGAAGGAGAACTGATCGTCTACGGGGAAGTAAGGCATGAGGCGTCCTTGCTCGGGTCAGGCTGGATCTGTGGTGGTGTCGCGGCCCCAGCGTTTCTGGGCTGCTTGGGGGGACTTGCCTGTCGCCGCCGCGATGGCGGGCCAGGTCTTGCCCATGGCTCGCTGTCCGTCGACGGCGTGCTGGATGGCTTCTGCGAGTACGTCGGTCATGTGGAGGAGACCGGCGAGTTCGATCTCGTCTCCGTCTGCGACGCGACGTCCGGCGGCGCGGATGAAGCGCTCGGCGGCGGCGAGGTACTTGGTCGTCTCGACCTCGTAGCGGGCTCTCTTCGATCGTCGCCTCGGGGGCTGGGCAGTTCGCTGTCCGGCCTCAACCTGAGGCTGCGGTGATTCTGCGGACATCAGGCACCCGCCGCAGCCATGAGTCGAGCGGCCTCGGTGTCGCTGATGCGCCACCGGAGGCACGAGCCTGATTCGAGGAGGTACCAGCCGTCCCAGTAGCGGACGGGCACGGTCGCGGCGACGACGTCGACACGGTTCCGGGGCAGCTTCCAGCCGTTGTCGAGGCACACTGCGGCGAAGTCGGCGGAGGACGTCTCGAGGGTGTTGTGGTGCTGGCACATGGCTATCAGGTAGGCGGGGCCGTCGAAGAGGGCGGACCCGCCGGCGCCGCGGCCGACGCGGTGCTGCATCGTCAGGCCGGAGGTGCAGGGGTTCGTCTTGCCCCACTCGGTCATCGAGACGACGCAGCGGTAGTCGTCGCGCAGCTCGACCATGGGCCGGATGCTCGACACCTGCGCCCGCGACTGCTCCCCCAGCGTCCGCCGCTTCGTGGACGGCTTGGGGTAGGCCGGGCTCACGAGCGCCGCTCGGCACGCTCGGCGTGGATCTCGTCCTCGAGGCGGCGGTCGATGGCCTGCACCCACTGCTGCGCCACGGCCGCGACCTGGATCAACTCCGCGCGCAGCTTGATCGGATCCTTCTCGGCGACCGCCTCGGTGAACTCCTCGAAGAGGATGTCAGTCCACGTGACGTTCCCGTGTGCGGCGGCGACGTCAGTGACCTCGGTCGCAGCAGAGGCAAGGGTGGAAGCCTTGATCGTCGTGAGAGAGCCGGTGTGAGCATCTCGGTAGGCCTCGCGGAAGACGATGTCTCCGAGCGGCTGAGTGTCGGGCCCGGTGCCGTCGGGGTGGTTCTGCTCGCCCCACTTGGCGTCTTGGCGTGCTCGCTCGGCGAGGACTTCCTGGGCGATGACGTGTGCTGCTGCTGCGGTGTGAAGGTCAGCCACGGGGTGTCCTTTCGCGGGATGCGTGCTTGTAGATGACGAGGGCGGCGACGAACACGACGAGGAGTCCGACGTCGGGGTGGGTGAGGAACGCGATCACAGGCGGTGTCCGATCGAGGCGAAGCGGTAGAGGCTGCGGAACCGGGTGCGGTGTCCGCACTTGGCGCAGCGGACGTAGTTGTCGCTGGCCTGGAAGTCGTCGGCGTGGGCGTCGCAGATCTCGATCTGCTGTCCGCAGCAGGCCTTCGTGCCGACCTGCATGGCGGGTGCTGTGCACTCGATGCCGGTGGCGATGACCTTGCAGATCTGGACGGGCTTCGTGAAGAAGTCCAGCTCCTTGAGGTCGGCGAGCTGCTCGGGCGTGAATGGGGTGTCGGCGCTCATGCGTTCACGACCTGCTTGGAGCTGTTCACGGCGGGAGGGGTGCGCGAGTCGCGGCGGTATCGGTTGACGCTGTCCTTGTGGAGGCCGAGGACTTCGGAGATCTCGGCGTCGGACAGGTGGTGGTCGCGGTTGAGGATCAGGACCGCGCTCATGCGCTCGAGGCGGTTCAGGGTGGGCTTCTCGCCCAGCACGGCGAGCTCGATCGCGATCTCGTCGAGGAACACGGGTGCGGTGTCCTGCGCGGGCTCGTCGGCGTCGATGTCGTCCCAGGCAAGGGGCGGCAGCCAGCCGAGGGCACGGGCGTAGCCACGGCAGCGCTCAGAGGCGGCACGGTCGTGCTCGGTATCGAGCGGGGGCAGTGTGTTCCAGAGCTGCTCGTACAGGCCGCAGATCGTCGCGTGCGTCGTCGCACGGATGCTGTCCTGCCGGAGTACTCGACCGAACTGGCGCTGGCTCAGGCCGAGCCGGTCGGCGAGCTTGTTCTGTGACCAGCCGTTGCAGATGAGGGCCTGAACGCGGCGCCGTGCACCGGTCGCGGGGACGATGGCGAGGGAGTCGACGCTGGCGGGGACGGAGAGGATCCCCCGGGCGGTCTGCCAGCGCACGCGGGCCGGCATCTGTCCGCGCCGGGTCGCGCCTCGGCGCCCGGCGACGATGACGCGGACGCTATCGACGGTGAGACCTGCGAGCTCGGCGACGCGGCGGTAGCCGATGCCCTGGGCGGCGAGGAGGGCGAGGTGTGCGCGGACGACGTCGGCGTCGACGAAGGCGGGCGCTGCCGTGACGGGGCGCAGCATCAGCGGATCCCGACGCTCTGCGCTGTGGCGACGATCTTGTGCACGCTGAGGATGCGCGCGATCGCCTCGAGGCGGGTGGCGACATGCCCGATGGCGTACCCGCCGACGACACGGTCGTTGACGACGACGGAGGCGTGCACCTTGACCTGGCCGAGGCCGTCGCCCTGGAACGTGCCGAGCTGGTAGGCACCATCCTCGAGCTGTGACCCCGTCATCTGCGGAGGGAACGCGAAGACCGTCTGGCCCGTAACGCGGACCCACTTCTCTTCGCCCATCAGCCGTGAGCCCTACGCGACACCACGACGAGCACGCCCACGAGCACAACGACGAGACACAGAGCAGCCCACAGCGTCTGGGCGGCGTACTCGAGCACGAGCAGCACGAAGACGACCGCGAGAGTGGCGGCCAGGGCACGAACGGCGCGGCGAACGCGCAGTGCGGCCGTACTCATCGGTGTGCACCGAGGGTCGGCGCGGAGGGGGTGGAAGACCCCTCCGCGCCTCCGTCGACCGTGCCGAGGGAAGGAATGACCCCGGTCATGTCGGCGGCTGCTCCTACAGTTGCGTCATCGGCAACCGGTGTTCCTAGCACCAGAGCCACAACAGAAGGAGAAGTCTCATGAAGTACAGCGCCTACGTCGTGAACGACGAGTTCGCACCCATCACTTCGGCACTCAACGCACGCCGCGAAATGCTCTTCCACGAGCTCCACGACATGGCCCCGGGCCCCGAGAAGATCGACAACGCGATCAACGGATTGCTCAGCCTCATGGCAGACGTCATCGTGGCGGTCCACACCCTCGAGACCGGGATCTCCCCCAGCCTGGGTATGGAAGTCGAAGGCTTCGACGGCCCCGACGGCAAATGACATCGGCGGGAACTCTCGGAGGAGACTCAAGCGACACCGTCCTCTGAGCCTGCTGCGGGAGAAGCGAGCGCTTCGACCTCGGCGATGAGGTAGCGACGGTGCCCGGAAGGAAGCTTCACGGGGTGCAGCTTTCCCAGCGATTCAAGGCTCAACAGTGTCGAACGGCTGACGCTTAAACGAGCCTGCGCCCAGCTCGAAGTCGCCAACGCATCTTGGGTCGCAATAGTTGGTTTCTGCATACGAGGACCATACGACCCGGTCCAGTCGATTGCAAGCAGATTCTGCCTAATTAACCGCACAAAACGATTCTGGACAAAACAACTAGTTCTGCCCTACGCTGCCAGCATGTCGATCAACACTGCGCTGCCTGGCGAAATGGACGGACTGACCGCCGATGCGGAAGTCGGCCTGAGAGTTCACACCCTTATGTGGGAGCGACGCATGACCCAGGCGCAACTCGGAGAGAAGCTGGGGCTGTCGCAGACCGGCGTTGGCAGACGACTCCGAGGGACGAACGGCTGGTCGGTCGCAGATTTGCGGGCCACTGCCCGCGTCCTTGGCGTGACAGTTGCCTACCTCGTTGGAGAGGAAGGGGTAAATCCGACGCCCGGCAGCGTGAAGAGTCAGCCTTCAGATTACTCAGCCGACCATCGGGCCCCCGTTGTGTCGCTCTTCAGCCGTCGCGAGCTGGCCCGCGTCGCTGCCGCGCACTGACTGTTCTGCCTGTCCTCCGCGCGGTAACGATATGAGTACGCCTCACGCCAACACGCGTTGGCTATCCGTAGTTTCGACTGACCCCCACACACCCGATACCGGTGAGGATCAGAACATGGATGACGACGCGATACTCAGCTTCTGGGCGGCATACCAAGCCGCCGAGAGCTGCACCCCTGGCACGATAAAGGAACGCATGATCGTCGTGCGAGCCCTGCTGCGCCGCTCAGAGAAGACGCTGCTTACAGTCACGCGACACGACCTCATAGCGGACCTCGCACGCGATTTAAGCCCTAAGACAAGGCAGAACTACAAGAGCCTGTTCCACACACTGTTCGCCTGGATGCAGGACGAGAGCTTCCGCCAAGACAATCCGGCCGCCCGGCTCCCCCGCACTCGGGTGCCGAAGTCCGAACCGAACCCCGTGACGACCGAAGACATCGAGTTCTTGCTCAACAGCGGCATCTATGCCAAGACACGGATGTACGTCCTCCTCTACGCCTACCAGGGATTCAGGGCCGTGGAGATCGCAGCAGTCTCCGGAGAGACGATCGACTGGGACCGGCGCCGCATCCTCTCGAAGGACGGCAAAGGCGGCAAGGAAGTGTGGCGCCCGATCCACGACATTGTTTGGTCCGAGCTGCAGCGCTACCCCCGCGAAGGTCCGCTGTTCCCCTCCCCCGCCGGCGGGCACATCAGCCGGAAGACGGTCTCCAATGTCCTGTCGAAGGCGTTCACGCGCGCAGGCATTGATCACCGACCTCACCAACTGCGCGCCTGGCACGCAACTGAGCTGATCGAAGCCGGAGTCTCCACCCTCGTCGCGCAGCACTCGATGCGGCACTCTGACCTGCAGTCCCTGAACAGGTACGTGACCGTGTCGGAGAAGCGGCTGCGCGAGGCAATGGACATGCTGCCAGGGGTGCTCGTTCCCCTCCGCTCCGGTAGAGTCTCGGGGTCCGCCCCCGTAGCTCAGTGGATAGAGCAGCAGCCTTCTAATCTGTCGGTCGCGAGTTCGAGTCTCGCCGGGGGCACCTCCGCTGCAGCTTGAGCAACTGCCCCAGCTGGGGGCTTCTCCTGCCTGCGGGCGGCTCCTAGGCTGGCAGCATGTCGGATCGCCCTCAGAACCCATCCCTCGCCCGCGTCTTCGACAAGGCCATCCGCTCCGGCCACGAGATCCGCCACGCCGATGAGACGCAGGTCGTCACCTTCCACAAGCCCCGCATGGGCTGCCTCGGGTTCTTCTTCGTGCTCACCCTCGTCATCATCAGCCTCGGGCTGGTGCTCGTGCTCGGCATCCTCAGCCTCGGCCGCAACTCGGGCGTCATCACCACCTACACGCTGAAGCCGAACGGCAAGATCAAGCGCCGCGAGAAGCGCGTCTGAGACGACAGAAAGCCCACGGATGACCGCCTGGTCATCCGGGGGCTTCGTCATGCCGCGGCGCGGCGCCAGCCCCTCGTTGGGGAGGTCGCGGGCTGAGCGGCGCTCATCTACGATCATCACGACCCAGGGGGACGACCATGAAGACCACACACACGCTCGCCGCGGCCGCCGCCGTGCTGCTGCTCAGCCTCACGGGCTGCTCGAGCGCCGCAGACACGACGGCAGAAGCGGACAGCACCGTGGTCGACGTCGCCTCGCCGACACCCACGCCCACACCGACACCCGTGCCGATGACGATGGAAGAAGCAGGGGCGTACTACCTCGAGACAAGCTGCGTCAGCAACGTCGTCAACGACGAGCTGGATGCTGTGCTCACCAACCCCGATGCGACCCTCGAGCAGATTCAGGCCGTCGGGAAGAAGGGTGTGGAGCTCACCCGCGAGGGCGCCGAGCGCATGGCAGCCGACACCGTCCTGTGGCCCGAAGAAGTACGAGCCGATGCCGAACTGGTCTTCGACGGATACCTGGTGAACGCGAGCGGCTACAGCTCGATCGCCAACGCCCAGTCAGTCGAGGAAGCGGTCACCTACGTGTGGCCCTCCTGGTCCGAGGAAGCGCTGACCGCACCGCAGCGAATCCGCTTCGCCCTTGATCTGCCGTCCGACACCTCCGAGGGCTGCGACGCCTTCACCAAGTAGCACTGTCGGAGGCCGCGGGTAGCCTGCCCGCCATGGCCGTCCAACCCGACAAGAGATCCCGCGAGGCGCAGCGGATCGAGGCAGGAACAAATCTCGTCGAGCGGTTCAGGGTCGGCGAGTACACGCTGCGGGCCCTCGCCCTGTCAGCGAACCCTCGCCACTTCACCATCGCGCGTGATCGGCCTGGCCTCGAGCGCGGCCTCTCCGTCTACTACGATCTGCACGACGGCTGGACCGTCTGGGACGAGGGCGAACGGTTCGTGACCCGCGAGGGCCCGCTCCCGTGCCTCGAGTGGTTCGTAGCGAGACAGCCCTGAAACGACGAAAGGACCCCCGCACCACTCCACGAGGGAGGGTGCGGGGGTCTTCGTGTGTCGTGCGTCAGTGGCGCTCGAGCTCGTTGCGCGGGACGGAACCGAGGCCGACGTGGGTCAGCCAGCGGTTGACGGCAGGGATGGCCATCACGCGGGTGATCGCGCCGGCGACCGCCGTGACGATCGCCGCGGCGCCGATGAGCCAGCCGTAGAGAGCCGACGTCACGGGCAGGCCGAGGGCGTCGATGATGAGCGGCAGCACGAGCGCGAACGACAAAAACGCGGGGATGCCGACCGCGACGAGGGTGCGCAGGACGCGCTGAGTCTTGAACCAGATCTCCTGGACGTTGCTGGTGTCGATGTGGGACATGGTGCCTCCTAGGCGTTGGACTGCTCGGGCTCCTCGTCGGGAACGAGGTGCATGGATGCGCGGGCCCGGGCGATCGCCACGGACTCGGGGGGCAGCGTCAGCTCGAGCACCTGCTGCTGCGCGTCGCTGAGCTTTCGTTCGAGGTCCTGTCGCACGCGCAACAGGTCGTGCTCGCGCTGCTCGGCCGCGCGAAGACGACCGAGGGTGACCTCGTGGTCACGGCTGCCGCGCTCGAGGCTGTCGCGGTAGTCGCTGATGATCTGACGCTGATCTCGGATCTGCTCGTCACGAGACGACAGCGCCTCACGGAGGGCCTGCACCGTCTCGGTGTTCGCGGCCTTCATGATCTCGATGGCTGCGGATGCCTGGGTGCGTGATTCAGCAGCTGCCTGGAAGGCGAGAGTCGCGGCTTCCTTGAGCTCGCTGTTCTCGACCTCGGTGTCGCCGCGCACGTCGGCCGAGGTGCGCACTGTCTTGGATCGCAGCGTGAAGTAGGCGGTGACGAAGACGCCGACGAGCGAGAGCACGGCGACGCCGAGCGCGGTGCGATCGAGTGGCGCGGCGGCTACGGTCGCGGCGCCGGCGACGACGGACTCAGGCAGGTGCGGGATGCGCTGCCACGGGAGGGTGTTGAGCCACACGTCAGGCACCTGCTTTCCGGCGGCCCCGCGCCTGCGCCTTCTCGACCGCTGGACGTGAGGCCCGCACCCGAGCGATGAACTTCGGCACGAGAAACACGAACCGCTCCACGTACGGTGAGGCCGCGATGACGGCCAGAACGACGAGTGCAAGCCGGTCCGTCGTTCCTGTGCTGATGGACACGATCGTCTGCGTCAGCACGTAGTAGGCGAAGCCGAGCACCATGCCGAGCAGCGGCGGGAACTCGATCGTGAGATGCCGGTTCTTGACCACCCCGACCAGCCCGGCGAGCCCGGCGACTGCGACGATGCCCCAGACGATCAGGACAGGGGCTGGCGACAGGAACGGTGTCAGCGACGCAGGCGTGAAGCGGACGAACAGGATGGCCCAGACGACGGCGAGGGCGTACCGGTAGCTGAGCCACCGGCCGCCCTCGTCCAGGTGATGCCAGGCCGTGCGGAGATCGTGCATGGTCCCTCCCGGGGGTGTGGAGAGGGTCAGGACTTGATCTTGAAGTGACTCAAGAGCGCACGCATCCACGCCTCGACGCGGCCCTGCGACTGCTTGATCGTGTCGACGTCGTCCGGGGTCGTCGCCCAGAGCTGCTGCCGGAACTCGTCGACCGTGACGTCGACCTCCGTGATCTTGATGTCGCCCTTCTCGTGGAGGCGGTAGAGCGGCGCCATGACGCGGTTGCGCTCGTCGAGGTTCTTGAACCCCTGGTTGTAGCCGCTGCCGACGATGCCTCGGCCACCGTTCGCGGCCTTCAGGAACAGGATGTGGATCATGTCGTCCTCCTCGGACGGTGCGATGGGTGTCGGTGTGGTGCCGGCGGGCGAGATGCCCGGGGTGCCTTGCTGGTGCCAGGGCTCGCCGAAGTTCCGGCCGGTGTTGTCGAAGCCGTGCTTCTTGGCGACGCGGACCCAGATCAGGTGATTGGGCGAGAAGAACGACGTGTCGATGCCTGCCCAGAGGTCGAGCGCCTCGCCCTTCCGGTGCTTCGCGGCGTCGCTGCCGGGGACCGCGGCGACGGCATTGCCGTAGCGCTTGACCCAGTAGCTGCCGTCGTAGCGGATGCTCGTCGGGTAGCTGACGCGGTAGTAGCGATCGAGGAAGTACTCGCGCTGCTTCTCGTCGGAGCGGTACGCCTCGGCCACGTAGACCGGGACGCCGGCCTCGGCGTGGAACTCGGCGGCCGCGGCGAGGAACGGGGCCAGGAGGCTCCGCGCGATCCACTGCTCGCCGTTGGTGATGACGTCGCCGTTGTTGGGGATGAGAACGAGATCGGGTGACATGCGGCCTCCTGGGGCACGACGACGGCCCCGCCGGAGCGGGGCCGTCTAGGTGGTGGGTCAGTACGCGCCGGGCTGCGTGTAGGTGTCGTTCAGGTAGCGGCCCCCCGCCGTGAGGACCTCCTTCACGAAGAGGTCCGAGTCGAGCTTGTCGACCTGCGCGTACGTGCGGCCCGACACCGTCAGGTCTTCCATGTAGTAGCGGTAGAAGATCCCCGACGCCTGCTGCGCGGCCGCCGAGCTGCCCGGGAACGGGGCGTTCGCGGCGCCGTGCGCGCCGACGGCGAAGAGCTTGCTCGCGCGCGTGGTGCCGATCGTGCCCGTGTAGTTCGCCATGGCGCCGTTGGCGATGAAGCGCTGCGGCGTCAGGTTCGGGTTCCCCGACGGGCGCCAAGTCTTGGGCGGGTCGCGCCGCTCGCCCATCTTCGGGGGTGCCGCGGTCGGGAAGAGGTTGCCGTCGTTGCCGATCGCGTAGAGCAGCTCGGTCGCCGACGGTGACGCGTTGAAGGACACCGCCGACCACACCGATGCCGCCTCACCGAGACGCGACAGGAACCCCCACAGCGAGAAGTAGATGTCGTGCGTCGGGTTGCTCGCGAGGTAGTTCAGGATCGCCAGCGGGTGACGGATGCGGAAGCCGTCGCCCTCCGTCGGTGCCGTCTTCTGCGGCATGATCACGTGCATGCCGCCCCGGCCGGTCCGCTCGAGCAGACCCCGGGATGAGCCGGCAGCGGAGACGCCCTGGTAGTCGAGCAGCGGCTGGACCGCGGCGGGCGACACGTTCAGCAGGCGGCTCGCCGTCGCACCGGCCAGGTTCGGGACTGCCGACCCCGACTGCGGGACACCCGGGTTCCACGCCTTGTAGGGCGAGGCGGGCTCGACGAGCAGCAGCGCGCCGAGGGCCGGGGCCATGGGGTCCGCCCGGTCGACGAGCGGGCGACTGTCCGGTGGGGCGACACCGTCGAGTCGAATGAATCCAGCCATCAGCGCATCCAGCCTTTCGTGACGAGCCACAGCTTCAGCCGGGCCGCGACGCGCGCCGCGGTGGCCGGGGTGTAGTGGATCGAATCGGTCATGATCGAGGGCGGCAGCGTGTCGTTCGCGATCGCCGTCAGGTCGGCCGCGGTCGGTGTGATGCCCTGGTCGTAGATGCACTCGCGGACGAGGTAGCCGCGCAGGTCGAAGTAGTTCTGCGGGAACAGGCGCGCCAGCGTGTTGTTGATCGCCAGGACCTCGGCGTACTTCGCGCTTCCGCGAGGCTCGTCGGTGGCCGTCGTCGTGCCGACCGTGACGAACCGGCGCCGGTCGGGGCCGGCGCGGCGGGCCATGGCGATGTGCGCCAGGACGACCCGGTCGACCGTCGGACCGGCGACCGACGTGTACCCGATGTCGTTGCGGCCAGCGAAGAGGACCTGGATGGCGCCCTTCTGCTGCTCGCCCGGCGTCGAGACGAACGGGGTGTTCGCCGGCACCGGCATCGCGCTGCCCGCAGTCGTCCTAGTGAAGACGAGCTGCAGGCTTCCGGCCGCGCGCGACAGGGTGCCCGGGATGCCCGCGAGGGTGCCTTCGCACGCCCACGCGCGGGACACGTACCAGCCGAAGACCTGCCCGGCCTCGACCTGCACCGCACCGGACGGTGGGATCGAGCCGCCGGCGACCGTCAGCAGTGCGACGTAGCCGCCTTGCCGCAGCGCGATCTCGTCGGCCGTCTGTCCCTCGACGCCGCCGTTGTAGACGGCTCCGCCCCAGCCGGCCTGGAAGACACCAGGCCAGCTGTCGGACTTGTCGGCCGTGAAGGGCGGCTGCGGCCACCCGCCCGTGAGCGAGTCACCCCACCCCGCCAGGGCGCTGTTCGACGACGACAGCGGCACCACACCGGTCGATGAGTTGACGAAGAGGTTGCGGCCGTTGATCGACAGAGCGTCGATCTGAGCGTCGCTGAGGCCCAGCAGGCGGGGCGACCAGCGCGCGAGCACCGTGTCGGGCACGTTGCCGTCCTTGTCGACGACGAGGTCCGTCTCGCGGCCGTTGTCGCCGACGAGACCAGCGACCGCCGTCGACGGGTCAACCCCGGTCCCCTTGCTGTCACCAGTGACGACACCCGTCTGCGCCAGGACACCCTCGACCGCACCCGTGGCGGCATTCGCTGCGGCAGTGACCACGGTCGGGTTACCTGCCACGACCTCGACCGCGACTTCGCCAAAGACCTTGTCGAGGACAGCGCGCGTCTCGGAGTTGTAGCGGAGAAGCGCCGCAGTCGAGACGTCGGCCGCAGCCTGCAGCTGCGTTTTCGGCACCCAAACCATCAGACGCTCCATTCGTAGAGAACAGGCGGATTCGACGACGTGTCGATCCACCAGAGGTAGCGGGCGAGAGTGCCCGTCGGCGGGTTCGGCCCGACCCACGTCATGCGGTCCGTGGGCTCCGCCTCGGCCAGCTCTGCGAGGTTGCCTCCCTCCTCGGGCACCCGGATCTTCCACTCTGGGAAGTCGGTCGTGGTGTACCCGCCCTGAGGGTCAAGCCAGCGGATCGCGAGCGTGTACCAGGTATCAGGCCGCAGCAGCGTGGTCGCTGCGAGCTCGACCGTGAACGCGCCGAGGTTCGTTGGCGACACCACGACCGGCTTCGTGACGAACACCCGTGGGCGGAATACGGCGGCGCCCGATGCGGTGAAGACGAGCTCGGGCCGGAAGCCGGCGAGGGGTTGGAGGTTGAAATCTTGCAGGGTGCCGGTAACGGTCGGCATGGGGCCTCCTTGGCAGCGCGGACGTGTCGCCCGCGGAAAGGTGAGAGTGGAACGACGCGCAGCAGGCGCCTAGGTGTCGACGGGGCCCTCGCCGTCGCCCGGCGTCGTGGTCGACCGCGGCACTCGGTAGAGGCGTCCGTCGGCCGTCGCGACCACCGAGTAGAGAGCAGCTCCTGCGGGTGGGGCGCTGAGTCCGGCAATCCAGTTGCCGTCGCTGCCTGCACGGAAGCCATCGCCGTTGTAGGACAGTTGCGCGCCGTTGTTCTCAGCCCCGACGAGAGCGCCGCCGGCACGGAGCGCTGCACGGGTGCCGTCGGAGTAGAGGACGGCGTTGCCAAAGTTGATACCGGCCTGCCCGTTGTTGAGCAGGCCGATGGTCATGTCCGTCGGGCCCTTGACCGTGACCTTGCCGCCGTCGCTGACGTTCATGTCGCCGAGGAGGTTGAAGTCGCCCTCGTGGTCGGTCTTGCCGGTGATGACCTGATCGCCTTCGCGCGTGCTGTCCCCGATGTACTGCTGCGGGCCCTCGACGCGCATCGGGCCTGTGACCGTGAAAGGGCCGGAAACGGTACCGACCCCGTCCAGGGCGAAGTCTCCGTCGATGACGATGCGGCCGTCGACGTAGAGCACTCCGATGACTCGGCCGGTGCCGTCCAGGATGAACGCGTCTTGACCGACGAACCGGGTCCGCCCGTCTGTGACCGAGGCGTTCGCGAGGGGGTTCCCGGTCTCGAGCGCCTCGATCCGGCGGAGCAGCTCGGCGTACGGGTCGTCCCCTGTGTTGTCGATGCGGCCCATCACGTCCCCTGTCTCGGCTGCACCTGCAGCGCGATGTTCTCGGTGAGGTCGCCGGAGTACCCGATGAGCCGGTAGTCGCGGGGGCCGTCGTCGAACCAGCCGTGGTTCTTGAAGTTGAGACGCAGCGGCTGCCCGAGGACGAGGTCGTTCACTCCGGCGTCTTTGTCCCCTGCGCGGATCGAGAAGCTGACCTGCTCGGTCGGCAGACGGAACGTTGCGAGGTCGGCGTCGGCGTGGCCCTGCAGCCAGCCCTTGTCGGTGAGGTTGCCGTACATCTCGACGCGCTCGAGGGCAGGCTGGTCGGTGTCCGCGAGGGCCTTCCGGACGAGCTTGTCGCGCTCCTGGCCGTTCCCGACGGCGTAGATCATGTTGCCGGTCTTCGAGCCGTCCTCCGTGACCTTCAGCTTCGTGATCTTCGGCCGCTCCGCAGCGTTCGGGTACCACTCGAGAAGGCGCCCCGTGAGGTCACCGACCCGGGACTGCCAGACCAGGCTCGGCTCGAAGGGGTCCTCGGTCCACTGCTGCTGAAAGTCGATGTCGGGGCCGCCGTACGCGTTCTGCAGCGCCGTCATCTCGGCCTCGACGACGGGCATGTTGTAGTCGTGCCAGATCCGCGTGTGCGGGCCGGTGACGTTCCGCGGCGGCGGGATGATCGGCAGCGACCAGTTCGGGGCCAGCCCCTGCATGCCCTGCCAGATCAGCCACCCGACCAGCGACTCGATCGTGTTCTTCTCCACGATGAGCTTGCCGCCGCCCTCGCCCTGGTAGCCGTTCTCCCCGAACGTGCGACGCCGCTTGAATATCTCCCGGATCTCCGAGTGGGTGACCGTGATGCGGTCGGCGTCCTCGTCCCAGTCCTGGGTGGTGATGACGCCGGCGTACCGGGGCACCCCGTCCCAGGACTGCACGAGGGTCCGCGACCAAGGCGCGGTCAGCACCCTGCGCGAGTAGTTGCCGCTCGCGTTCGGGCTCGTGCCGAGCGTCGACGCCACGAACGCATGCATGCCGCTCCCGATGCCGTTCAGCACCCGCGAGAACGAGCCCGAGACCGGCTCGACTCGGGACAGCTTCTGCCCGTGCACGGTGTCGCAGATGTCGTAGGTCCACGTCATACGTAGGTGTCCTTCACTGTCTGGACGACCGTCACCGTCCCGCTGTCGGGGACGATGCGTTGTGCGACGTCGATGCCGGGCGGGATCACCCACGTGTCGGCCTTCGATGTGATGCCGAAGCGCACGGCGCCGCCGACGCTGATCTGTCCGCTGCCGAGGTCGATGTCGTGCGCGATGCCCGGGACCAGGGGTGCGCGGACCTTGTAGACCGTGCTGCCGGGCCCGCCGATGGTGTAGCCCGTCGGATCGTTCCCGGTCACGCGGATCACCGGCGACGCATCGAAGTTGCCCCGGTGGTGTGCGAACCAGCGACCGTCAGCACCAGACGTGAACGGCCGCGACTCGCCGTACTTCCTCGGGTTCGGGAACCAGAACTGCAGCTGCCAGTCGGCCAACCACGGCGTCCGACCCCGAGGCTCGAACGACGCCTCCGCGAGACGCCCGAACGCGTACTGCAGGCCCGTCACGCTCTGCACCTGGATGAGGCCCTGGTCGCCGTTGGCGAGCAGCCCCATGAGGCGATCGCCGTGCACCTCGGTGTCAGCCGCCGACGAGGTCACGCACAGCCCGTCGAGGACGAGCACGCGCGCCCCGCGAGTGCCGCGGGCGTCGTGCGAGCCGTGGGCGTTGGGCCGTGCGACGTCTTCACGCCGCACGGCCAGCCCGCCACGCCACCCCTTGAACCCGTCCGGCAGCAGGTAGTAGCCCCGAGGGGCGTTGGGGCCCGCTGGCCTGCCGAAGATGGGGAGCCCTGCCGCGTCGATACGCAGAACGTCGTGCATGGCTACCCCATCCTCATTCGTCGGGCGAGCTTCTCGGCCGCGATCGTGCCGATCGTCTCCTCGTCCATGCCCGGTGCCGGGTGGACGTGGAGCTGCGGGGCGTTCCCGGCAGCGGCAGCAGAGCCGCCACCGGTAGCGGCCGCGGCGCCTCCTGCGAGGGCCCCGGCCGTGTTGACCTGCAGCGACTTGGTGAGGTCGATCGCATTCGGCGGGAAGCCCCCGGCGAACTCGTCGACGATCGCCCGCGACGACGCCGCGATCTGGCGCCACCCAGCACCCGACAGCGGGCCCTTCTTCGCCGGCGAATGCGGGAAGAAGTCGGTGACCGTCGAGATGATGTCGCCCGCGACCTTGCCGACCGAGCCGATCATGTCCTTCAGGCCGTCGATGAAGCTGCCGACCAGATCCTTGCCGGACTCGAACAGCGAGTCGCCGGCGCCCTTGAAGATGTCGATGATCGTCCCGGGGATGGCCCCGATGATGTCGACGATCCCCGTCACGGCGCCGGTGATGGTGTCCCAGATCCCCGTGAAGATCTGCTTGATGCCCTCGAACGCCATCGACCAGTTGCCGGTGAAGACGCCCGTCAGGAACGTGATCACCCCCGTGAGGATGGTGATCAGCCCCTGGATGACAGGCATCAGCGCACCGATGATCGTCCCCGCCAGGCCCAGGATCGGGCCGAGGATGGACACGAACAGCCCGATGAGCGGCGGGAGGATCGCGCCGACCAGCTGCAGCAGCGGAGCGATGAGGCCGAGCAGCGGCTGGATCAGCCCGAGCACCGCGGTGATGATCGGCATGATGACGGGCACGAGCTGTGCGATCAGCCCCAGGAACAGGGTGAACACCGGCCCGAGGGCCGTCAGCACGGTGCCGAGCACGGTCCCGAGAGTCGTCGCGATCTGCACGATGACCGGGATGAGCGACATGATCAGCGGCGTTAGGGTCTGCAGCGCAGTCCCCAGCACCCCGGCGATCATGGTCGCGAGCTGCACCAGGATCGGCATCACGACGACGAGCGCCCCGGCGAGCGCGTCCGCGAGTGCAGCAGCCACCTGAGCGACGAGCTGCACGATTGGAAGGAGCACCGGGATGAGCGCCCCGATGATGCCGAGAAGCGGCCCCAGCAGCGGCAGGACCGCGAGCAGGGCGGTCGCCAGCGCGCTCCCGATTGACGCCAGGGCAGGCGCGAGCGCGGACACGATCTGGGTGATGACAGGCGCCAGCGTCGACGCGAGCTGCGCCAGGATCGGCGCAATCGTCGAGAACGCCTGACCGAGCGCATCCCGCAGCTCCGGCGACTGCGTCAGCAGCGCCGCGATGATCCCCAAGATGAGCCCGAGCGGACCACTGATGGCAGGCAGCAGACCGCCGATGAGCGGCAGCCGCCCGAGCAGTCCGCTGATGCCGGCGACTACGAGGCCGATGACCGGGGCCAGGACCGCGAAGATCTGGCCGAGTCCGTCGAAGCTCGACAGGTCGATCTGCAGCGAGAACGATTCCTTGACCCTCGCGAAGAAGCCCTGCAGCTTCTCGAGGACCGGCAGCACCCGCGACGCGATCGCCGTCGAGACGACCTCGACGAACGGGGCCACCGCCTTCGACGCCGCGTCGAACCCGGCCGTGATCGTCTTGAACAGCGGCCCGAGGATCGGGAAAAGGCCCTGCAGGAGCGCGGCGCCGAACCGGTTCATGGACGCCTGCATGTTGGCGAACGTGCCGGTGGTCGTCTTACCCATCTCGCCCGCGACCGCACCGGACATGTCCTGCAGCACGCTGACGAACGTCTTCGCGTCGACCTCGCCGGCCGACACCATCTCGCGCAGCTTCTCCTGCGAGACGCCGTACCGCTCAGCGAGCTTCGTGAAGATCGGCAGGCCGCGGTCGGCGATCTGCTGGATCTCCGCCGTGTAGGCGCGACCACCGGTCTGCACCTTGTTGACGATCGAGCCCATCTCCGACAGGCCCACGCCCGCCGCAGCTGCCGACGACACGATCGCCTGCAGATAGGTGTCGAGCTCCTCGCCCGGCTTCACACCAGCAGCGACCGCCGTAGCGGAAATCGTCGCAGCGTCCGCCAGCGAGAACATCGTCCCCGTGACGGACTTGCTCGCCGAGTCCATGATCTTCAGGACGTCGTCAGCGGTGTTACCGAGACCGCGGAGCTTCGCCTGCGCGTTCTCGATCGCGGTCAGGCGGTTGAAGCCGCCCACGAGCGAGACCCCGACGGTGGCCGCGATGACTGTCGCGGCGCCCTTGAAGGTCGAGGTGACAGCGGCGGCCGCGTCGGACGCGATCGAGCGGACGCCCGCCATGGCGGACGAGAAGCCGCGGGAGATGGCCCCACCAGCGGCAGAGCCCGCCGAGGCAGCGAGGCCAGGCAGCGCCCCGAAGGCGGACGCGGCCGACGACCGGACCGTGCTGAACGTGCTCGACACGACGCGGCCCAGGGGCGCCAGCGTACGAGTGACCGGGCTCAGTGCCGAGCTGACCGACGAGCCGACTCGCTTCGAGAACGAGGACGCCTCGGTCGCCGCCGTGCGGATCGACGTCGACACCGACCGGAAGGTCGTGCCTGCGACTCCGCCGATCGTGCCGAGCACCCCCGAGAACGAGGAGGCCGCGGCACGGGAGTCGCGGAAGCCGGATACGAACGAGCCGGTGGCGCGCTCCGCCGGGCGGAAGGCTGCGCGGATCGACCCGCCGAGCGTGCCGGCGACACCGGAGAACCGGGAGGCCGCGAAGGCGGAGTCCGTGAACCCGGTGACAAGGGACGCGAGCGCCCGCCTGGCCGGCGCGGTGATGCGGGCCATGAGCCCGCCCACGGTTCCCGCGACACCCGTGAACGCAGACGCAGCTGCGCGGGAGTCTGCGAACCCCGACCGGAAGTCGGAGAACATCATCCCGAAGCCGGCGCGCGCCTTCTTCGTCGCCGTCGACTCGGCCTCAGTGACAGCGCTCAGACGCGCCTTGGCTGCCGACAGTGCGTCAGACGAAGACGTCGTGCGCTCCTGCGCCACAGCGAGGTTGCGCTGCGCCGAAGCCAGTCGCTCCTCGGCAGCAACGGCACGCGACGACTCGGCGCCGCCCTTCGCCCGAGCCTCGGCCAGGGCGATCTCTGCGACCCGGACGCGGCCCGCAGCGTCCTGCTCGCGCAGACGGGCCGTGGACAGCGCCCGGGAGGACTTCGCGACATCCGAGTTGATCCGCTTCAGCACGTCGTCAGACGCGCCAGCGGACGACTGCGCGAACGCCTTCTTGAAGCCGCGCCCGGCAGCCGTGCCGGTCGCGTCACCGGCGCCGCTGAAGGCCTTCTTGAAGCGACGGCTGGACTCGTTCGTGCTGCCGTCCACCTCGCGGCTGACAGCCTTGCGGAAGCCACGGAACGTGGGGAAGATCGCTACCTGGCCGGAGCCGACTTCGCTGGACACAGGGCGACCTCCTCAGATGATCAGTCGAAAGCGGACCGGGCGGCCAGCTCCTTCTTCAGCCGTGCACGGTCCTCGTCGCTGACGGGCTCCTCGTGCTGCACCTCATCCCAGGGCTTCGGGAACACGATGGGCTTGTCGGACTTGCCCTTGAAGCCGTTCAGGATCGCCTCGGCCAGGGCGACGTCGGCGACCTCGCCCCAGGACGTCGGCCACAGCCACTCGCGCAGCGACGCCTGCAGGTGTGACCCGGGCTGCCGGCTCAGCCCATACACGAGGTCGGCGGCCTCGTCGTAGGAGACGAGACCGCCGATGTCGTCGAGCGACAGGTGGAACTGGCTGCGGAAGTCGAACCGCAGAGCGCGCTCGTGCGCCTCGACTACTTGGACGAGCGCGCGGATTCCCCCATGGATGCCTTCGCCTTCTTCTCGAACTCCTCGAAGAAGCGGACGACGACGCCCATGGTCTCGAGGATGCCGAGGTTCTCGAGCTTCTCCGACGCCGTGCTGTCGCCGAGGGCCTCGAGGATCGAGAAGAGCTGGTCGAGCTCCTCCTGGTCGCCGCCGATCTTGCGGAAGACCTTCGTGGGGATGTCGAGCGGAAGCACGAGCTCGCCCTGGCTCGACGTCTGCACGTGCAGCTTGGCCTCGATGACGAGGAACCGAGGGCGTCCGTTCATCACCGCCGGGTACATCGGCTCGACGTCGGCCTCGTCCTCGGGGTCGAAGACGGCGTCGGTCACGGGCGGGACAGACAGGACGCGGGCCAGGAGGTCGCTCTTCGTCGACGCTCCGGCGGTCGAGATGTCGTTCTCGGTGGCGTAGGTCTTGAGCTGCGCCACGGTCCAGCTCTTGGAGGGGGTGTCTGTGGTGGTCATGCGGATGTCCTTCGTTCGCGGATGTGGGTGCGGATGAGGGGTGGAACCGGGGCCGCGGCATCCGCTCCGCAGCCCCGGGGTCAGTGGGTCAGGCCGCCGGCGCGGCGACGGCGGGCGGCAGGAGCCACTCACCGAGGTGCTCGTTGGCGAGGAGCGGCGAGCGCTCGATCTTGAACGTGACCGTGACGCCGTTGACCTCGCCGCGGGTCGACTGGTCGAGGGCGATCGCGGAGACGCTCGCGACAGCCGCGACGCGCCTCCGGATGACGCCGTTCTTGAAGATCTCCTCGGTGAAGATCACGAACTGGGTGGCGTGACCACCAGCGTCGATCGTGATGTAGCCGTTCGCGTCGGGGACCTTGCCGAACGTGAGCTCGCGCACGATGTTGTCGTACTGGGCCAGACCGACCTCGAGGGTCGCGTTCGCGAGGCCCGACGGGATCGAGTAGCCCTCCTGGAAGAAGACGATCGGGTCGCCGTCGGCCTCGAGTGTCCAGTTGAAGCCACCGTCCTCCTTGAAGAGACCGGCCTTGCGGAACGCGGCGGGCAGCTTGAAGTCGGCCGCGCCGCCCGCGGCGGGGGTGGGGATGGCGGTCCCGATGGGGGCGAACCCGAGGGACCCCGTTACCGGGAGTCCGACGGCGGCAACGTCGTTGCCGAGGGTGTCTGCAGACATGTGTGCTCCTTCAATGCAGAAACCCCCGGCCAGATGGCCGAGGGCGGTGGATGTGTGGTGTGCGGATGGGTCAGAAGGGGGTGCCAGCGACGACGTAAGTGATCGTCATGTACCGCCGGAACCGGGGCTGCTCCTCGGCAACCCAGAACGGGCCGTTCACGCTGCCGTCGATCACGGCCGCGACGGGGTTGCCCGACTCAAGCCCGGGGATGGTGCGCGCGATCGCGGCGCCGACCAGCGAGAGCGTCATGCAGTCGGTCTCGGTCTCAGCAAGGAACGAGATCCCGACGCTGCGCTCGGCGGACACGACCGACGTGTCGGGGCCGGAATCGTCACGGATGACCACGAGACGGGTAGGGAAGGACTGACCGGGTTCCGGCTCGCGGCGGTCGACGTCGACGCCCTGACAGGCACCCTCGGGACGCTCGTCGAGCTCGGTGCGGAACCGCTGCGTGAGGTAGCGCTCGAGGTCTGCGTGGATCACGGTGCTAGCCACGGCCCGCCTTCCTCAGCGCACGGACCAGATTCCCGGTCTTGGACTCGACGAGCATCGTCTTCCAGTCGGTGCCCTTCACAAGGAACACGGTCCGATTCTTCGACTCGCGCTTCACGACTTCGATGCCAGCGACGTAGTCCCCGCTGTCGACCGGCGCGCCCGCACGGGCCTCGTTCGCCACCTTGTCGGCCGCGGCTTTCGTCAGGCGCTCAACGCCGGCGGAGCGGCCCATCTCCTCAAAGAACGCGTCACGGAACTGCATCAGCCCTCCACGAGCGTCAGAGCGCACTCCATGACCGGCTGCCACCCCGTGAACGGGTTCACGTCAGCGGAAGGCTTCTCGGTCACCTGATACGTGTCGGGGCCCACCACAATGCGGTCACCCACAGCGACGTCAGAGTCAGGCGGGCAGTACAGGCTCTTCGAGGTGATGACCTGCTGGCGGATGGCGTCGGCCGTCGCGGTGCTCGATGACGACGCGACCCAGGCGCCCTCGATGCGGAGGTCTGTCGCGTTCGCCCAGTCCTCCCGGCGGGTCGTCGTTCCATAGGACTTCGTCACACCTGCGCGACGGCGGGTGACCGTCTGTCCGTTGGCGAACATCAGAACTCCTCTGTGACGTCCGGCGAAAGGTTTCCGAAGCGCTGTCCGTAGGGAGCGGCCATGCGGTGCGTGCGGGCACCGGAGCTGCCGCCTCGGGCCACTTCGTCGAGCTGAGCGAGTTCCTCAGGAAGGAACCATGCGCCGAGGGCCGAGCGCGAGTTCCAGCGGACTGCGGCGGGGCCGACGGACTGCTGGTCGACCATGGCACTGCCCTTGTCAACGCGGCGACCGATTGCGTCGGCCGCCGCGTTGACGAAGATGGGCCTGACCTTGTCGGTGATGCGATCGCCGTAGCGCGCGCCGAGCAGCGGACCGAGCGCGGTGAGCCAGCTTGAGACTCTTGCGTCGGCCTGTTGCTTCGCGGTGAGGAACGGTTTCACGTCGTCGACCGTCAGGTCCATGGGCTTCTCCTACTCGGAGTCGGCGCCCGTGGGCGCGGCGGGGGTGACGGGGTTGCCGTCGTCGTCGAGCTGCGGGGCGGGCTCGATGGGCTTGCCGACCGCGATCGCGGCGAGCAGGTCGTCCTTCTTCGTCGCGCCGTCGAGGTCGATCGAGTGCTCGGCCGCGTAGGTCACGAGGTCCTCGTTCTTCCAGGACTTGTCCGGCCCGACGGACTCGGGCGTGGGCTCGACGGGCTTCGTACCCGCACGGGTCCAGCCCTTGTCGAGGTAGTACGCCTCGGTCTCGGCCGGAACGGTCACCGTCTGCCCCTTGGGGTGGATGAGGGCGCCCATCAGGCACCCGCTCCAGCAGCAGCGGGGATCACGGCACCGACGGGCTCGGACAGCTGACCCGAGGGGTTCCGGGTGTTGCCGAGGACGTAGGCGTAGCGGGCCTTGAACCGGAGGGCGACCATGTCGCGCTCGGCGAGGTTGATCTGGTTCTCGCCGGTGCCGATGGTGGCCTGGTCGAGGAACTTGACGGTGATGTCCTGACGGACGCCCATCAGGACTCGGCTGCGGTCGGCGACGAGGGCGGTGGCGCGGGTGTTGTCCCACGAACCGTTCTTCGCGAACGCGGCGTCGAGGCCGGCGATGTTGTCCTGGACCTGGCCGGCCTCGCCGAGGGCACGCTGGTAGATCGCCTGCCCGTCGGCGCCGCGCAGGTTCGCGAGGCGGAACCGGAGACCCGACGCGGAGATGATCGTGGTCGGGTCGGCGCCCGAGTCGGCCACGGCGCCGGCGGCCTGCAGGATGGAGCCCGCGAGGTCGTTGACGCCGGGTGTGGTCGACGTCTGGAACACGTTGCCGGCGGCGGTCGCCGCGGCGAGCAGGTCGAGGCTCGACCACGTGGCGGGCTTGTTCTGTCCGAAGAAGACGGCCTGGTCGAGCTTCTTACCGATGGCCGTGCCGCCGAGGACGGTGATGTTGGCGAGGATGTCTTCCGTCGCGTCGTCGATCGTGTTCTCGTGCACGGGCACGATGACGGCGATCTCTTCGACGACGAACTGCTTGTTGCCCCACGTGACCTTGGACGTCGGCTTGACGCCGCTGTCGTCCGTGGCGCTCTCGGAGACCCAGTAGGCCTCGGGAAGCGTCGCGAGGACGGGCGCGTTCGTGATGCGCGTGCCCAGGGGCACGTTGGTGAACGCGGAGAGGGACGCGGACTCGGCCGCCGCCGTGCTGAGGAGGAGATTCGAGTACTCCTCCTGGATGAGGGTCGCGACGTCGTCGCGGGTGATGTCTGCCATGGCAGAGCGCTCCTTCAGGGTTAGCCGCCGGCGGCGGCACGAGGGGTGAGGGTCGAGCTAGGAACTTCTGCGGGCGGCGCCGAGCTGGCGCAGGGCGGCCGCGGCGCGGCCCTTGCCCTTGCCGTCGTCGACGACCGGTTCGCCCTTGCGCACCTGCTGGCGCTCGGCAGGACGCCGGGGCGTCTTGCTGACGAGGTAGGGCTTGTCGGTCGCGAGCTTCTCGACGAGCTTCTTGATCGCGTCGGCGTCGGGCTCTTCGTTTTTGACGGGGAGCTCGTCGCCGAGTACCTGCAGGGCGTCGGCCGGGTCGTTGAACCCGAGCGACGTGGCGATCGACTTCGTCTCGGTGGTGACGAGGCGCTTGAGGAAGCGCTGCGTGACCTCCGTGCCGGTCTCGGCCTTGGCGGCGTCGAGGGCCTTCTGCTGCTCGGTCTTCTGGGACTCGAGGTGCTTGTCGTACTCGGTCTTGGCGGCTTTGAGCTCGTCGTAGTCCTTGTACTTCTCGCGGTCTCGGGCCAGACGCGACTCGATGATGCGGTCGAGGTCAGCCTGTGACGCCGGGGGCGTGTAGGCGGGCGGGTCGGCCGGTTTCGGGTCGCTGCCGCCAGAGGTGCCCGGGTCTTCGATGAATCGAAGTCTCGGGTGGTTCTGGGCGAAGCTGAGCCAGGGGTGGCGATCGTGCATGGTGTTCCTCCGTAGATCCGTCGATGTGCCGGCAGATGAGCAGCTGCCGTGGCTGCGTCCCCGCTATGCGGGTGGGTCGGTGGGTGTGGGCTCGGGCGTGGGCACCGGGATTGCGAGCCGTCGCCGACGCACTTCGTCGGCGGCCTCAAGGGCGTCGGCCTTCGACCACGAGGGGACGAGGGCGAACAGCATCTCGAGGGGCGCGTCGACCGTGTGGAGCTTCACGATTGCGTCGGCGACCTGGTTGAGCGACCGGGTCGACATGTCAGCCCAGTTGACTTCCGAGTCGAGGTCGTCAGCCGCCTCGAGGCCGAGCAGATCCGCTGCGGTCCGTAGTGCGAGCTCGTAGCCCTCGCCGATGGCGTACTGGCGGTCGTTGATGTTCCGCCAGTAGCCGGACTCCGCGGCCGCGATGCCTTCGGCGGACATGTTGATGATCGCGCCGAGCAGGTAGTGCGGGGGCACCTGCACGAGGGCCGAGAAGTGCTTGATGTGCGCGTCGAGGGCCTGCACGACCTGGTCGAGGCTCGCGGCCTGGAAGCTGCCGAACCGGGCAGTCTCACCCGATGTGCCTGAGGCATGCAGCAGCCCGTCGACCGACGAGCGGATCAGCGGGTTGCCCTGATCATCCGTGGCGATCTCGCCGCCGGCCATCCACTTCTGCGGGAACGCGCCGTAGCGCTGGACCATCTGCAGGGTGAAGGTGGCGTCGACGATGCGCTGGTAGACGGTCACTGCCGCTTCGACGCTGGACTCCGGACGACCGCCGAGCGGCAGGGTGTTCCCGATCCTGTTGACCGGGCAGTAGTCCAGCCCGTGCTCCGTGCGCTCCACCTGCAGAGGCGTCCGAGCGTCACCAACGAATCGGTAGATCGCCTCGCCGTCGATGAACATCCACTTCAGCGACTTGGGGCGGTTCAGGTTGCCCTCGACGAGGTGGAGGACGTGCTTCGGACGGTCGTCCCAGGGGTCGTCGTAGACGGCGTAGGTCTGCAGCGCCGACATGGGCCGCATGACGACCCGGTTCTCGTCGGCGTGAGGCAGGGAAGCGAGGTAGCCGTAGCCGAGCCCGACGATCTCCCGGTTGAGCTGCCCCTGACGTCCGTCCATGCCGGATGCCTGCCAGGCGTCACGCCAGACGGTCTGGTCGGAGTAGCCGTCGATGAGGAGGCCCTGGGCGATGGAGTCGCGAGCGAACATGAGCCACGGGGACGACGCTTTGCGGAACAGGTCCTTGTACTCGAGGTCGGCGTTGTCGGGCATCCACGTGCGGAGCAGCTTGCCCTCGATGCGCCTCTGCAGGGTCGCGAGCCGGGTCCACTCGTTGCGTGCGGACGACCAGAACTCGCCGATCATCGTGCCGATTTCCGTCGGCGTCAGCCCCACGGGCTGCGGGTCGATGGGGATGAGATCGGTCATGAGTACCCCCTGACTCGTGCTGGCTTCTTCGGCGGTGACGCCTGCGACTTCTTCACGCCCCACATGGCCCATGTGACGGACTGGGCTTGCGTGATGGGCTTGGTCGGGTCTGACGGCTCCCACGTGACACCGGCCTGACCGAGCGGGCGGGTGGTGGCGTTCTGAAGCGAAGCTGTGACCTCGGCCTGACCGCGGTGAGTGACCAGGCCGGCGTTCGAGTACTCGACGAACATCGAGTGGGCGCCTGCGATCTCGGTCATGTTCATCGGCAGGTACTTCACGCCCGCCTGGTCGAGGCTGGTGAGGATCGCGGCGGCGTTCTTGGGGTCGAGGACGACGAGCGCGTTGCCGTGGTCTTGCTTGAGGCCCTTGACGTACTCGGCCACCCAGCGGGTCTGTCGGTCGGTCTTCATGTGCTCGACGAACACGCTCTCGTCGTCGTAGGGCGACGCGGCCGACACGGACGCGAACCCTCCGCTGCGCGCGACGGCGATCGCGATGACCGCCCCGTCGCCGAGCTTGACGCCCTCGGTCTTGTTCGCCGTCCAGCGGGCGATGTCGAGCTCCGAGAGCTTCTTGACCTCTTGGGGCCGGGGGTTGGGCCAGACCGAGAGCCGCTCCCGGAGGAAGGAGTCGCGGGTCATGCGCGATAGCTCGTCTTCGATGGCTTCGGGCTTCATGCGGATGCCGAGGGCCGGGTTCGACTGCTCCCAGAAGCGCCGATCCGTGACGTCCATCCCGTCGGCGATGTCAGGGTCGTGGGAGCCGTCGGGAGAGAACTCGATCCATCCCGTGCGGCGGTCGCTGCCACTGCGGCCACGGTCACGGACACCCTCGAAGTACTCGGAGTCGTCGAGCTCGTCGGGGACCGTGCCGGTGAAGAGGATCTGGTGGTTCGGGACAGACGACATGGTCGGCAGAAGGGCGTCCATGGCGGCCATGGGGGTCTGCTGGGCCTCGTCAACGATCAGGACGTCACAGGTGAAGCCGACGCCGGAGTTCTTTGACCTGGCGAGGAACCGGAGGCGGGTGCCGTCCTTCAGCTCGAAGCCCTCTTCGCCGTGGGCGGTCGAGATCCCGCCGCGGACGCCGCCCTTCAGTTCCGCGATCAGGAGCGGCGAGCTGCGGATGACGCGCTCGATGCGCCGGAACGCTTCTCGTGCGGTCTTGAACTCGTGGGCGGTGTGGACGATGAGCTTCGGCTCACCGTCCTCGCGGGGCCAGAGGAAGAGGTGGCCGAGCTCGAACGGCATGATGATGTTGCCCTTGCCGTTCTGGCGGGCTACGAGCTCACCGAACTCGGTGCAGGTCCACTGGTCGGCGACGTCGACCGACAGGAGCGCATCGAGCGAGGTCTGCTGCCACGGGTCAACGCCGACGTTGACCACGTAGAGCAGATCGAGGAGCTCTTCGAGCTTGCTGGCGGCCCTGGCCGGGAGCGTGAGGTGGCTAGGAGCCTGTCTGCCGTGCAGCTCGCGCGGCGGCGAGCTGAGAAGCGAGGGATTCACTCTTGGCACCCTCCGAGGCGTCGATTTCGGCCAGTTCGCGCGCGATTTCGCGCTGTTCCTTCAGCAGCGGCGCCAGGCGGGCCGGTTCTGACTGTGAAACGACTCGAATCGCCGCCCGAACGGTCGTCAGCCCCTCTCGGAGCACTTCGGCGCGCTCGAGGCGTTCCGGATCGGGCTCGACCGGGTCCGGAACGATGCTCAGGACTCGGGGGGCGCGCTTGGCCGCTCGACGGTCGTCGGCGACTTGCTTGGTGCGGTCGTCTCGGGCTGCTGCGCAGGCTGCGTCGACGGTTGATCCGTCGCGGAGGTGCCGTTTGTAGGCCGAGTAGGTGCCGCAGGGGGCCTTTGGGCGAGGCACGTGTCGGCCTCCAATTGGTGTGAACTCCAATTGGTGTCGCTTGCACGTTTTGGAGTGGGGAGAGAAGCGCCAAGCCAGGCGGGAAGCTGGCAGCGCGAGGGTCGAGGGGGTCACCCCCCACCCCTCGGGCCTCGTCGGGGCCTTGACGTCAGCTCGCGGGCCAGATCTCGGGGTCGACGTGGTTCGACTTGCGGGCGTTGCAGGCTCGATGCATGGGCGCGAGCTGCTGGCCGGCCAGTCGTCCGCCGTTCGCCAGGGCGTCAGGGTGGTCAGCGGTGAAGGCGCGAGGGTCGGTGTCGGGTAGGCCAGTGTCGATCAGCTCACCGCACCAGGAACAGGGCAGCGACTCGTCACGAGTCCGACGCTTGAGCGCTGCTTGCGCTCGACGGTAGGCACGGTGGCCGTGCCCGTTGCGAAGGGTCGACGACATGCTGACCTCCGGCGCAGATGAGGCGTGACCGAGCAACACCCGAAGCTGCTCGGTCACGCGGTTGGTTCGACGCACGGCGCATCACCGCAGATCCAAGGTGTGCTGGTCCCTCGTCCGCGTGGCCCGGGTGTGAGCCGAGTTGGCAGGTAGGGCAGCCGGTGACGGTGTGTGTCGGCGTGCGGTGCGTCGAAGCGTGTGTGGGCGGGAGCTCAGCCTCATGCGATCTTGCGCCCGCCCGAACCCGTGCTGTGTCGTCCGGAGGGTGAGTACCGGAGGCGAGCGGCCGTCGCCGCCGCGGCCTTAAACGACGAAACCGCCTGGCATGTAACGCAGGCGGTTGATTCGCAGTAGAGACACTTCTAGTGCGTGAGTGGAACCTAGCACAGTTTGAACAGACGATCTACATCTGGGGCCACGGCCATGGCAGAGGAGAAAGTGCCTTCACGGCGGCAGCAGCAGATAGCCCGATTATGAGTACAGTGACAACCCCCGTGAGCAGCAGATCAGCGAGCAAAACGACCCGATAGAAGCGACGACTGTCTTCGATCAGCTTCCGCACCTTGGGCTCACTGTTCTTCCCGGCGTACCGGCGCTGAGCCACATTTACGAAGTAGTCGAAGAAGATGCGACGGCGCAAGAGACTCTGAAGAGTGCCAAATCCGGGCTCACTCGACGGAGACATGAAGTCATCCTCTGGAGTGGATTCGAGCGACTTCGCACCCGACCGCACTTCCGCCAGCGCATCCTGCTTAGTAGTTGCCGTCTTCGGATCGGAGCCAAGCGGGTCGCTGTCTTCTGGTGGCACACCGGGGAGGTTTTCTTCGTCCCCCACGACGGGCCTGCGGGGCGTCACAGGCTAAGTACCTGACGCCGGTACCTGAGCGCCGGTAGCGAAACGCCGAAGTACGTGGCCATCTCCAG